TTTTTAGACATTCTCAATTATTAAAAATTATTGATTCGTCTGAATTTTCGATACAAAATACTGTCGCAAATGTGTATTTAATTAAAAAATTAGAATTAACTCGTTATTATGATAATGTGTTTCAATTATTCATACCGACAGATTTTTATGATTATGATTCGGATAATGTTTTTGTGAAATCAACACCATTTCGATTAAATAATAAATTAGTTTATATTACAGATCGTCCAGATTCAATTGACAGTAATAAACGACAATTGATATTAGTATATGTTGGAACTGGTGGAACTCAAATTATTGAGAATGTTGATATCGGATATATTAATATTTCAGAAAAAACCATTTATCTTTATGGATTTAATCCAGATATTGATTCTAATATTGATTTATATATCAATCCAAAATCATATGATATTGTTCCGTTGAGAAATCAACTTTTACAATTGGATGAGAATAATATAAAAATTAGAGTAGAAAAAGATTTTCTACAAACAGAAAATTCATTAGGAATCGTAAGAAATAATCCGACAAATAGAAATATTACTCTATTTGAATAATAACATTATTGTTAAATACAAATGCCAACAGAAGAAGAACTTCAACAATTACCCATTACTAATGTTAATGCGTTAAAATCAAAAAAAGTTTTAATTTCTACTGCTAAATTAAAAGGTGGTGGAATTGCTAGTATTCCTTTAAGTACATCTTCGACTTCATTAAATAATCCATTAAATAGTGCAAAAGAAATATTATCTGTAAATGAATTATTTCCTGTTGGATTGCGTCAAGAAATACAAACATTAGTTACATTATTAGAAAAATATTATTTATTTGAAAATTCTTCTGATAAATCTGGTATTTCTGCCTCAATAAACACATTATCTGAAAAAAGAAATATAGATAGCATTGATGTTGATTCTGATGAAGAAACAATTATTAAATGGTTTTATGAATATGGGAGATCGTTCTTTGCTGCAAAAAATCTAAAAATAGATAAAAGAATATTTTTAAAATATATCGGAACATTTTTACGACAAAAAGGATCATTTGATGCCATTCGTAGTTTTTTTAGGGTCTTATATAATAAGACTCCAAGAATATATGTTCCATGGGAAGATGTGTTAATTGCGTCTGATGGTGAATGGGTCGGAGATAATCAATCAAGAATATCATTGGATGGCGCTCAAAGCGAATTAAAAGGATTTGTTTTAAATAAAGGATATTTTAAAACAAATGATGGATTTTTAAGCGATAATATTTATCTGCAAGATAGTTATTATTATCAACAATATTCGTATGATGTGGGTATTGATATTCAAGGAAGCGAATGGGAAAAACCTTTCAAAGAATTATTACATCCGGCTGGATTTATTTTATTTACCACATTGTTATTATTAATTAATGGAAATAATGGAAAAATGCCAATAGAACAATTTGGAAAAATTGAAAATCTTATTAAAGTAATAAAAATATTAATTACAGCCGATGAATGGAAAATGATGGTTGCTGATAGTTTCGTTTTGTTGACTTTTGTGGCAATTCCAATTTCAGAAAGATATCATGGACGATCATTAACGACTCGATTTTTATTTAATACCGAAACTAAAATAAAAGAATATGGAGAAACTCCGATTTCTCATTTAATTTTAGGTGATTTTAATGCTAATTCTTATATTAAACAAGAAGAAATCGGCTCACCTATTGTATAAATAAAGTAAAATAAGTTTTTATAACTAATATCTATTAGAGAAAAAATATGACAGCGATTGTAACAAAAGAACAAAGAATAGAAAATGCTAATAATTTTATATCCGCATATTCTGATTCACCAATTCAAAATTATCTTTACTTATGGTTAGCAAAATCAGATTATTGGTCTGATGAGTTATCAGCAACTGCCGATGATGTCGTTGAAACACCAATTGACGGAGAATATGATAAAGCCAAAATATATAATGAAATAATTGCCATGAAAAAAGTTGATCCAGCAAATATTGTTAATACTGCACCAACTATCAAATGGACATTTGGTTCTTTATATACTGCATGGGATGATAACTTTTCAGAAATAAGTGTTGATGATGGCATCACATCATACAATACAATATACGATAAAAATTTCTATGTAATTACATCAAATTATAAAATATATAAATGTTTATTAGCGGGTTCTTCTGTGTCCACTGTTCAACCAACACATATTGGAATAGAACCATTACGATATTCAGATGGATATGTATGGCACTACATAAATGAAATTTCTGCTTCGGATGCATTAACATTTTATAATGATTCTTATTTTCCAGTTGTTGCTAAGACAACTCAAGACCCAAATCAAACAGATATTTCTGGTGGAATTTTTAAAGTTATTGTAGAAGATGGTGGTTCTGGATATACATCTGCACCAACTATTACGTTTGAAGGTAATGGTACAGGTGCAGTAGCAACAGCAACTGTTACTAATGGTGTTGTGACTGCTATTAATATTTCCTTAACGGATTCAATTATCGAAGGAGGAAAATATGGATTAAAACATGGAACCGGTTATGATTATGTCAAAGTTGTTATTTCCGGTGGTGGTGGAACTGGCGCAAAAGCAAGGGCAGTTCTTTCTCCTAAAAATGGACATGGATATGATCCAATATCCGAATTAGGCGCATACAATGTTCAAATTGCTGTTGATATTAATGATGATGAAGATGGCGATTTTATGGTAACTAATGATTATCGACGAATTGGTTTAATAAAAAATCCATATACCTCTGGTTCACCTTCCGATATCGCCACAGTGTCAACATTAAATTGTTTAAAAAGAATTCAAGTTGATGCTGGTTCTTTTTCAGCAGATGACATTATTCAAGACACCACAACATCTGCCTATGCTTTTGTTGATTATTTTGATTCTGATAATAAAATTATTTATTATCATCAAAACAATAAAACTGGATATGGATCATTTGGTGTTGGAAATATAATACAATGCGCTGAAACATCACAAACCGGTGAAATTGTAGCAATCAATGATTCAGAATATGAACCATTTACTGGAGATATTTTATTTATTGAAAATAGAGATGCAATTCAACGAAGTGCGACTACCCGAGAAGAAATTAGAATGATTGTTCAATTTTAAAGAAAAAAAATTATGGCAACAATAACATATACTACACCACAACCACCTTATAGAGATGATTTTGATAATACTAAAAAATATTATCGAATTCTGTATAAACCTGCATATCCAGTTCAAGCAAGAGAATTAACACAACAACAAACTACTCTTCAAAATCAAATTGAAAAATTTGGAAGACATATTTTCGATGAAGGTTCATTGGTATCTGGTGGTCAATTTGATATTGATACACAAGTTCCATATGTTATTCTTTCTGCTGAAAATTTAGTTGGAAATCTGGTAAACCCAACAAGTTTTGTTAATACGACTGTCATTGGACAAACTTCGGGTGTAAAGGGTCGGTTTATCCAAGTTCAGCAAGTATCATATAATAGTAACTCGTATTATGTCGGATTTATAAGATATTTTGCGGGTTCAGAAGACATCACATCTACTAACAATATTTTTATTCAAGGAGAAGTATTAGAAGATGTATCTAATTCATTGAATACTATTGTTATTGAAAATGAACAATTTGGCGATGTTCCAATTTTTGGTAAAGGGTCATTATTTTCTATTGAAGAAGGTGTTGTGTTTTCTAATGGATTATTTCTTGATTTTGATAAACAAAGTATTATTTTAGATGCATTTTCAGGAACACCTACTTGTCGTGTTGGATTTAATATTAATATCAATATTGTTGGTTATGGTGATGATGAATCATTATTAGATAATGCTAATGGAACACCAAATTATAATGCTCCTGGAGCAGATCGTTTAAAATTAGAACCAATTCTTTCTAAAATTGATATTGATGCAACAAATTCATTACCAGAATTTGTTGAATTGTTTAAAATTAAAAATGGTGTTGTCCAAACAAAAAATGAAAGATCACAATATGCGATTATCGGAGATGAAATAGCTAAACGAACATATGATGAATCCGGAGATTATTGTGTTCGAGGTATGGGAATAAGAATTCGTGAACATCTTAATACCGGAGATAATGAAGGGTATTTATTAAGTGCGGATGGTGGAGATGCCACCAAATTAGATATTAATATTGAACCAGGATTAGCCTATGTAAAAGGATATGAAATTAATAAATTGGTGACATCTCATATTGAAACTAATAAAAGTACCGATTATGTAGATGTTAATTCTCAAATTTTATCTGTTCGTTCTTCTAATTATTTACTATTAGAAGAAATTGTTGGATTGCCTACATTAGATAAAGGGACTGAAGTTGAACTTTATTCTGGAACTTCCCCAGATACTGGAGAAAAACGAGTAACCAATTCCTTAAAAAATACTGACACTCCTACTGGGACTAAATTAGGAATAGCAAAAGTAAAATCTCTAGTTTATGATTCTGGTGTATTGGGGACTCCTACCGGAAAATTAAGATTATATTTATATGATCTTCAATTATTAGAAAATGTTAGTGGGTTTGCTAATGTTCGTTCTGTATATGCTTCTTCTCCAACAAACTTTTTTGCGGATGTTGTTGTAAATACAACAACAGGAAATGCAGAATTAAAACAAAAAAATTTATACCCGTTATTATTTCCAATTGGAACTTCTTTTACGCGATCAATAAGAAGTGAGAATGATCTTTCTGATACGACTTTTTCTTTTCAAAGAACGACCACAAATGTTATTATTAATACAAATGGAACATTAGATGTTTCAATTAATATTGCCAATGAATATTTTGGATATGGGGCAGGGGTTTTAACTTCTTTAGAAAAAGAAACAGTATTTCTTACTGTAGAAGAAGATGTTGCCATTTCAATGACTGGTACAGTATCAGGTTCTTCTGGAACAACAGCAATTACTGGTTCAGGAACCGCATTTACACGATTAAATGTTGGAGATAAAATCGAAATCACTGGTTTAACTGATACTTATATCATTACAAATATTATTAATGATACTTCATTAACAGTTGATAGAAATCTTACTGGAACTGCAAGTGGAGCAGCTTTTGAAAAAGTGTATTATACTGGAGATTATATCAATCTTCATGGAAATGGCAGTGATGCAGGAACAACAAGAACTGTAACCTGTAATTCTACTAGAACTGGACTTTCTATTAATTTACAAGAAACATACTCTAGTACAATTAATGCGACAGTTTCTTTTTCAGTAACAAGATCATCTGCTTATGAAATTAAAAAACAATTAAAAAATAATCGATTTGTTCAAATTGATTGTTCATCCTATGATTGGGGTTCTCCTGAAGATTTTACAAAAAAAATATTTCTTGGATTTTCTGATATATTTAAAATCCACCAAATTCGAAAACATACTTCTACATTTTCGACAGATTCAGATGGAAGTGATGTAACAGATCAATTTACATTTAATACCGGACAAACTGATGATTATTATGATCATGGATATATTCAATTAAAAAATGGTTATTCATTATCTTCATCTGATTATTTGTTAATAGAATTAGATTATTTTCTTCCAGATTTTTCTTTAGGTGTAGGATATTTTTCTGTTGATTCCTATCCAATTGATGATGCGGAATCATCTTCAACGACAATATATACACATGAAATTCCAATATACACTTCACCAGAAACTGGACAAATATATGATTTAAGAAATTATTTAGATTTTCGTTCAGTAAAAACAAATACTGCAACAGATGCTACGGCTGTTGGTAGTGCCTCAACAAATCCAGCAACAACCAATACATTTATATATGCTGCCAATGGATTGAGATTACCAATACCATCTTCACAAATAGTTTTAGATTATTCTTATTATTTGGCTAGACGTGATCTTGTTACGTTAAATATTAATGGGGAATTTGGCATAAGAGAAGGAATTCCTGATGAATACCCAGTAACACCGGCTGTTCCAGAAAATGAAATGGGTATTGCGAAAATTTTTATTCCGCCATATCCATCATTATCTTCTTCTTATGCAAGATTAATAAACAGAGAAGATATTGGATGTAAATTCACTCGAATTACGTTTGAAAGACACACAATGAGAGATATTGGTGTTTTGAAAGAACGAATTAAATCGTTAGAATATTATACAAGTTTAAATGCACTTGAAAAAAATGCTTCAGATCAAACAATTTTAGATGAAAATGGATTAGATAGATTTAAAAATGGTATTTTTGTTGATCCATTCGTTGATCATTCGTTAGGCGATTCTACAAATGATGATTATAAAATAGCAATTGATCCAGATGAACAATGTATTCGTCCAAGATTTATAATGGACGCTTCTTTATATAAATTTTTATCCAATCAATCTTCTAATGTCCAAATTGGAAAATCTATTGTCACTTTACCCTATACTGAAACTTCTTTTATAGAACAATTAAAAGCAACTTCATATAGAAATATTGAACAAAGTGTTTTTCGTTTTATTGGTGTGCTTGAAATGGAACCAGATACCGATGTATGGGTTGATACAGATACCATTGATAAAACATATGATATTAATTTATCTCCTTCGTTTGACGAATCTATATTAACGGTCGAATGGGGTTCATGGGAAAAATATGCTACTGGATATAGTGGATATGATAGAAATTATAATGATCGTTCACAAAATTTAAATGAAAACTATTATACAGGAACATATGCCACATATGCAGAAGCATTAAAGTCTATTCAGAATCAAAATATAGCGGGAACAAATACTGGTAGTACAGTAAGAGGAAAAATCGCAATTACGGATGAATTTCAACGAAGTGGAA